GGCTGGGGGTTTTGAAAATGGTGGTGATGGGGGGGGATTTTTTAAGGGGGGATCCGGATATAATAACACGCGGCGAAGGTGCCCGCCCCCGGTCGTGCTATGGCCTGCCGCGCGCGCGCGTTCCTTATACTGTCACCATTGTCTGATAACGACTTTACCCATGATCTAATATCGGACGTTGTTGTATTTGCAGGCACTTACATAACACCTTACAGCTAAGCCCCTAAGGATTAAAGGGGGCCTAGTGTTTACTGGAGTTATGACGCCAGATATACGGCTAGCGAATGGGGTTAGACTGAGCTGGCAGGGGGTTGGCTAATGGCCTGGAATGGGGTGCTTGGCTGGCTTGGTGCGACTGGTTCGCCTATACGAGACGGATGAACCCGGCCACTATCCCGCCGAGCATCAATGCCAGCTATAATTCCCCTAACGCTCTCTATGGCGTCCCTCATCTGCCGTTTCCTCTGCCCCTTCTTAATTACTGCCTGCCATTTCTCCGGCTTCCCATGCTTGGCCATGAACCCATCCAGCCACGTCTCTACCATCCCTTCCCGTCTAAACCATTCGCCCCGCACTGAGTAGTCGCTAAACGCCAAGTGTAGCTCACGCTCTGCCGCTCCGCCCTTGTCACGTCTATAGGCCAGTACCTTAAGCTCCAGCGGGCATCCTACCTGCATTGTGCTTAGCCTCACGCCTGGATCGCCCTCAGTGATGCCTATCTTCACGTACAGGCCATCAGCGGTGCCAATCGCGTATAATCCCATATACATATGTATACGACCGCTCTCTTAATTGCCAAGCGTCGCCATCCCTACACACCCCAGAAAGATTCCCTTGCGCCCCATTGCACAGTCGTTAGATTCCGTCCATCGTCACCCACCAAGGAACAGTCCAGTGAACAAGCCCTTCATCGTCCAGCATCTCCCATGGGTCAAAGGCAAGAAGGAGCTTGAGCGAGTTTTGCGCGACACTCTCAAGCCGATGAATGGCCGCTATACTACTGAAGCCGGCTCGACTGTGTGGATCGTCTCTAACTCCAAGATCGTTGGGAAGGTCCAGCCATGACCACCCCATCCCACACTCCCGGCCCTTGGTTTTGCGCAGACTGGCTAATCGGTGACGCCAAGCGACCACAGTTGACCATTGCAAGCTCCACGGATCAGGTCGCCATCGTCCCATCCCTGTACGTCAATCGGGCTAAGGAATGGGCAGCCAACGCTCGCCTCATCGTCGCAGCTCCTGACATGCTCGCCGCTCTACTCGCCGCCCAAGCAACAGTCGAGACCCACACAGTGCGCGCCTACAAGTATGGCTGCGTCGATCGGGACGCTGAGGCGACCCTGGCAGAGATCAGCGCCGCCATTGCCAGGGCCACGGGCACCCCCGTCTAATTCCCTTGCGCCATCACACCACTGTGTTAGACTCGCCCCATAACCCACCAAGGAACAGTCCAATGAACGACACACTCCAAACAACCCTTCGCCTCTGGACCTACGATGTCCTAGGCAATGAGATGGACGGCTACGATGTAAACGACCGCTGCAATTCGCAGACGGAAGTCATCGATGGCGACATTCCGGCCCTTCACCGTGATGCCGAGGATCTGCTGGCTGAAGTCTTCCAGTTCGGGCCCCAGGTGCGTATCGACTGGACGCAAGGCGACGAATGGACCTATGAGCTTGTTAACAGCCAGACCGGGATGCCTCTTGGCCAAATCACAGTCGGCGAGTAACCCAATGCGCCTCCCCTTCACCTCATCAGCCAGCATCGCCCGCCACCTCACCCACCTTCGCCTTGCCGAACGCGCAACCCGCGCTATGGCGATCACTGACCGCTACACTAAGAAAGCCTAACCCATGCAAGCCATCCTCACAAAATACCACGGTCCCAGCAACACGCGCGGCTCCTACATGAGCGCAAAGTGTGAGGCACTTTCAATCCGTGTCAGCTATGATGACGCCATAAACTCGGACGAGAACCATATCGCCGCATGCAATGAACTGTGCCGTCGCATGGATGAGCAAAGCGCCAAGAAGTACGGCAGCAGCGTGCCGGGAACGTGGTCCAAGCCCAAGGCCAGCGGGCAGCTCCATACTGGCGAATACGCCCACGTCTTCACGGAAGGCTAACCCATGCGTATCCTCAAGAACCGGACCGCCTACGTCATCCAAGGTAACTACGTCTCCCACGGATCCTCCCACGGATGGGAGGATGAGAATGAGGAGGCCACCCTCACCGAGGGCAAGCGGAGCCTCCGGGAATACCGCGCCAATGGTCCAGGCCAGTACAGGATGATAATCCGTAGGATTCCGATCGTCCTACGCTAACCAACCCAAACCCCTGCCCCCTCGGACCATCGCGGTCCGGGGGTTAAGGCAGTAGATCACAACCCTAAAGGAACCCCAGCCATGAGCACCCAGATCATCCCCACGACATCCAGCCACCCCTACTTCGTCCTCCTGATCGGCGGCCCGTGCGATGGTCTCCGGTACCAGTACGAGTCCCGCTACCAGGCCAGGAAGGCTGGCAAGGAGGCGGTGGATAGCGGAGACTGCGACGCGTTCAGCGTCCACACGGTGCCGCAGAAGGACCGCACCACCGAAGCGGAGGGCTGAGCCGTGAGTAGCAAGATCGACGCGCTAGAGGCCACCATGACATTCGCCATGGCCCACACCCAGAGGGCACATGCCCTAGAGGATGCCCTGGACGCGGCCCTCGGTGCCCACCCACCGGGCTCGCCTGGGGCGGTGGCTGCCCGCGCGACGTATGATGCGGCCTATGCCGTTTTGGACGCTGACCTGGCGCGGTTCCTTGAAGCGGAGGGCTGAGCCATGAGCACCTACCACAACATTACATCCATCGCGCCGATCGAGTGGGAGCAGACCTCTGACCGAGTCTATGAAACGCAAGCCGGGGATGGGTCGCTCTGGAAGCACTGCGTCGGCGGAAAGACCGTCGAGGTGACAGACATTCACGCCACGGACTCGGCCGCCGCAGAATCGATGCACGCTAGCGCCCTCGCGATGCTTGCCACCCTCGGCGCGGAGGGCTGAGCCATGAGCACCCAGATCATCCCCACGACATCGAGCCACCCCTATCTGGGTCGCTAACGGTCGGCACCAACTCAAGGCCTTGTCATCCAGGCTGCGCGAATCTAGCGCTAAGTGAACCCCATCCCGCCCCGGTCCCCTGCGTAACGGGACCCCAAACGCCTTCATCACCCCTAAAGGAACCCCAGCCCATGCACTACCTCGCCCAGACCGCCAAAGCCGCCAACGATGACAACCTGGCACGTCGCGTCCGTATCGACGAAGTCATGGAGGGATGGACCCTGCCATGCACGGTCTATGACATCCTGGCCAGCGATGATATCGACATCGCTACAGATGAGACTCACCCCGTACTGGGCGCCCTGGGCTCCATGCCCTTGGATGAGGCGCAGCAGCTTGTAATGGGTCGCTTAGACGCGATGTCCTTCCTGGCCTAACCGAACCCCACCCAATAGGAACCCCAGCCCATGAACACCGCATCCCCCTGTCGTATCATGTGCATTAATTGCAGGAGACATGCAGCTATCACGGTTGCTAGATATGTGCAATCTCAATGCGGCATGCTCCGCGCCAGCTCTAGGTCTTACTGCAAAACCCACGCGCCGCACCCCGATCATGTGCTTGTTAACGGCACAACCGACCGCGTGGAGGTTGTTGGTGACGTGAGCGCAACGCCATGGGCCTATCACCATCCATAGAGTCGGCTCGTGGCCACTATTAACTAATGAGGGAATAAATAATGAGCGATTTCCAGCAAATGGCTTTAGACTTAGGGTTTAAATACTGGCGGGCATCAGATGCACATGGCGTTACCTGCACCAAAGAGCAGGCGGAAATATTCATCGCCAATTTAGTCGGTGTAGAGGTGGGGATTTTGTCTAATGAAAATAAGCTGTACGACATGGCGGGAGATTCTGCCGCGACCATCGACACCAACCCCGAGACCCTCGTTGGCGCCCTCGGCGCCGTGCTGAAGGGGGTAGCCGCAGGGCAGTACAGGGAGGTATCGGAGGCTGCTGCCGTCCTAGAGGCAGTCCGTTGTGGCGACTGTCGCCACGAGTACGGAGCCCTATGGGATCGCCTCCGAGCCGCTGTCGGGCGGGCGGAAGATGGCGTGGCTCTCCCTCCTGCAGCCCATTCTCAACAATCCCCACCTAACTGAACCCCAGCCCCCACCCTCTTGCGACCCATTCTCAACAGCGGGGGGAAGGGTGGGCGGAACTGGGTTGGGGGGTGACTTCAAAAGACACACAGTGATGAGACAAGCATAAGACAATTCCCACCCCCTAAGCGAACCACAGCCCATACCTACTAAGGAAATCAGATGATAGGCAGAGAGATCCCCCTAACCGATACGCAGTGCGAGGCTTATCTACAAAGCCTACTCACGGACTACGAGCACGACTACGGATCTAAGTTAAAGCCTAGTGACATCACATGTTCCGACTGCTCTGAGCGTAAAGCCTGCCCATTCGCTTATGACATGTATAATACCCGTGGCGACTGCCTAGCCTCTAGGTGAACCCCTACCCCTCGGACCCTAACCAGTCCGAGGGTTTCCCTATCTATAGGAACCCCAGGCAATTCAGCGACCTCCTGCCCCTAGGATGTCCGCTTAGCTACCTGGGGTTTAGCACGTCTAGTGGCTATGCTCTAGGAACCCCAAGTTCAGCCATTGAACTTGAAGTCTATATACCTCTTAGAGTATATATATTACTTACAGTTCAGCCATTGAACTTGGGGTCGTCATCTTGGACCAGCCAGTAGTGGTTCTTATCCCGCCCGTTCTTCCCGTTGGTCTGTCCATAGCCGATCCAGCTCTGAGCAACCAGGACCTTGATGCAGGCAGCCAGGGTAGCGCGAGCAACGCCCGACTCAGCCATTAGCAGATCGTACCCAGGGAAACAGTACCCATTCTCGTCCATGTGGCCGAGCAAGGCGTACATGACCGACCGCTGGTTCCCCGTGAGCTGACGATCCAGCCGAACCCGCTTGGCGGTGTACTCCACAAGCCTCATGCGCTCGACCCAGGCACGCTGGAAGGGGGTCAAATCAGAACGGTCCATGGCGATCCTTAGAGAAACGATAACCCCTAGGCTCCCCTCCAAGGTGACTTACCGGACGTGTGGCGGTACAGGGAGGGGCCTAGGGGCCATCAGAAGCTTAGGTTATGGAACCACGTCCCGGAAGTCACTCCGGGCCACCCATCAGGCAGCCCCGCCCTTATACAATTGTATTTGACCTTCGCAAGAGGCGCTATACGGTGGTGTAACCCCCAAGGAAACCCCATGACCTTCCTCTCCCAGTACCAGGAATACCAGACCAATAACCTTAGCGAGCCCCCCAATGAGGCGTACCGCTACAAGTTCCCCAACGGCTGGGGCGCCAGTGTCATCCGCAATAGTTACAGCTACGGCGGAGATAAGGGCCTGTGGGAACTCGCGGTCCTGGGCCAGGACGGCGATCTTAACTACGTCCACCCCGTGTCGGAAGGCGACGTGCGCGGGTATCAGACCGACGCTGACATCGCGGAACTCCTCAAGCAGATCAAGGAAACCATGACCTTCCTCCCAATCTTCACCGCCGACCCGGCCTCCCTGTTCTGGGCCAAAGCGTACGTCACGGATGAGGAAGAGCAGCGGACCGAGGCTGCAATCAACCACGCTGCCAGGGATGCCTTCGCCCAAGTGATGAAGAAGCATGTGGTCAAGGCGCGTGACGACGGCTGGAAGGGCTGGACCCATGAAATCAAGGTCATCGCTCCGCTGCCGTCTGAATACGAGGCGGCGCTCATGAAGGCCTACCACCATGGCCTCGCGCGGGGCGATGCCGTCATTTATGAAAAAGGAAACCCCATGACCCGAACCTCTGACTTCATAGCGTCCCTTGAATTCGCCGGTAGTGACGGCGGGGTCACGGCCTTCCTCCGTGGGATCGTCCACTCCGCGTACCTTGAAGGCTTTGAAGACGGCGAAAGCCATAACAACCTCAGCTACAAGTACCCGCCTATCAATACCGCATGGCGCGTTAGTGGCGCACGGGAAAGCTTGACCGGCCTGGCTGAAACGTACTCCCGCCCGAAGGCTGGCGGGTTCACGGATGAAGCCAAGGAAACCCCATGACCTACCCCCAACGCTACGATCTTTACGAGGAATGGGACGGCGATCACTCCATCCAGACGTGGGACGACGGCACCTACGTCCTATACACCGACTGGAACGACCTAGCCAAGGCCCTAGCCGATGCCCGTTACGCGCTCGCCACCTTCAGCCAGTACAAGGTCGCCGCAGACGCCATGAAGGCGATCGACAAGGCACTGAATGGTCAGCGCCCCGCCAGTGATAAGTGTGCGTTCGATAACACTGATGACTCCGATCACATTGAGCTAGAGCATCGGGACGCGCCATGACCGTCAAGATCAAGGCCGCCAAGCGCGCCGCCGAGAAAGCAAAGACCCCATGACCGACCCCATCGGCCAAGCCGCGCTGCTGCCGTGCCCGTTTTGCGGCGCAGCGACGAACGCGGAAACCGGCGTTACGCGACATGCCATCGACTGCTGGATTTCTCTTTACTACCGCGATGGACAACGGGGCGATCATGTCGTCGCCGCCTGGAACACCCGCGCCGCCCCGCAGCCTAGCGCCATCAGTGCGCAGCCTCGCATGGGTCGATGCCGGGAGCACGCCAAGCCAGGCGGCTGTCAGCTCCATAACCTTCACTGCGGATACCCGAAGTGCGACGAATGGCCGCTGGCGCACATGAGCGGGGTCAATCCATGACCGGCAAGCACGAGAGCGAGTACGTTAACTACCGAGCAGATAGTAAAACGTTCCCAACCCGTAAATATGCCGGTTGCGACACCAACCCCATCCAAGTTCAAGGGCTAGATGCCCTTACCCCCCACTTACCCCCGGCAGACAAGGCACCGCGCACCCTTGCTGAGATCAACCGCCAAGCATTCCTGGACCGTCAGGCGCAATGGGAGACGTGGAGGACTACCTGGGACAAGGTTGCCTGGGACCATAAGGACCATTGGCGATGTGGTCCCGACTCTCCCCCAGGAGTCGGATGGAAGCTGACCAAGCAAGGCCAGCCCGATCGCTTCTATAAGGACCGAGAGACGGCCTGGGAGCGGTGGACCGAGAAGCGCGACCAATGGCTGGCAGATGAGCCCATCCCCAAAAAGCGTAAGCCAGCCTAGGCCGACACACACCGGTGTAAGATTTGCATTGCCATTCATACACACCCGTGTTACCCTGTGACCATCACCCATGAATAGGAGTTAATCCATGATCGACCAAACGAAGAAATACCGGACGCGCGACGGCAAGGATGTGCGTGTCTACGCGGTGGATGGGGCCGGCCCATATCCGGTGCATGGGGCCATATTCGGCGACGGTCAGTGGGAGGTTTCCTCTTGGGCGAAGGGCGGAGAAGGCGTCAGCGGTTCACAGGGGCCCGACGACCTCTTCGCGGTCCGCGAAAAGCTGACGGTTTCCGGCTGGTTAAACCTTTACCGGAAAACGAGAGGGATCATCTGCGGCGGCATCCACCCCACCGAGGAAGAGGCTCGCGGCGCACGATGCGGCAATGACGCCATCGCGTGCGTTCATGTCACTCTTAAATGCGAAGAAGGAGACGGCCTGTGACCGCTCACCCAAAATCCTTCATTGTCATCATCGACAACGGCCAGGACTACAGCGACCATACGCACTGGACCGCCCTCGTCTGCCCCACCAAGGATGACGCCATCCGCGCCGTTGACCTGTTCCAAGAGTGGGTGCGGGTTGCTAAGGAGGAATACCTCGCCTCTGACTGCGAAAAGTACACCGCCGTGCCGCCGTTTTGGGGCAAGGAAGATCGTTATGACTTCAGCGATCCGGGGTATTACAGCGCCGCGTGGATCGAAGTTCCGGTGTGGGCCAACCCATGACCGACCGCATCCGCTGGGCCTTATCCCGCGCCTATGGCACCAGCCCCCATGGCCAAGCCGTGCGCGACATGCTGCGGAGAATCAGCCGGAGGAACCCATGAGCCGGCATAGCCCCAAACAGATCGAGGCCGCTGCCAAGGCACACTGGGAGTATCAGGCGACACAGACATGGGACGCCTTCTTCGCTTGCAAGCCTATCCTGAAGGGTGCGTACCTAGGGGCGATGCGTCTGGCGCTTGAAGCTGCTGAGCAGGACGCCCCATGACCGACCCCGACCCAACCGGCGCCAAGTTCCTCTGCTGCCTCTTGGTCGTCTCAATCCCCGGCCTGGCATTCGGGGCTATCATCCTCCTGGGAATCTCCAAATGCTCGCACTAGCCTGGGCCTGCTTCATCTTGGTTGGCGTCCTTTGTCCGCTGGCCATTTACCTGGATGACCATCATGGAAATTAATATCAAGCATACCCCCGCTGAAGTCGCCGCGCTATTCGGCGCGATGCCCGATTATGAGCAAGCTGAGTTTTTCAACGCGCTGCATACCTACATCTCAGATGAGTACCCCGAGGGCCTGTTCGGCTTCTCGAAACAAATGGAGTACATCCGCGACAAAGCGAGCCTGACGGTGGGCGGCGATGTGACGATGCGCTTCATTGGCGGGAATTACTGATATGCGAATCTTTAATAAAGACCATAAGGTCAACTTCGTCGATCGTCACAATACCCTCGTTGGGTTCGATAACCACCAACAATGTTGCGAGAAGTTTGGATGGTCAGTCAGCCAGTCATCCGGCGACCTGAGTTGCGTCGTGGCGTCGAAGGAAGAACTTGAGCCGTATGCGTTCGACCCCACCAGCCCACCAATCCACCAAAACGACCCAATAACGGAGGGCGGGTCTGTCAGCTTCCTGCTCGTGGCACCAGGCATGACACCTCTCTACCTCACGCTGTTTAATCACCATAACGGCTACTACTCGCACGGGTTCCATCTGGACTGCGGCGGTAAGCTGGCCCTGGAAGGAGAACTGTAATGGACATTAACCTCCCCGACTTCCACCGCGAAGACCATCAGCTCCACTTCATCGGTGGCGCAGTCATCACGGCCGGTTCCACGGTCATCGTTGACCTGATCAATCCCGACGCCCCCCGTATTGTGCGAATCCTTGTGCCACTCATGGCCGACGCGCTTATCTCAGGAGCCAAGGAAGTCTACGACTACCAACATCCCGGCCGGCACACCTGCGAAACAGGCGACTTCCTTGCTGGCATGGTAGGGGGGTTCTCAGTCACCATTTTTACATGGACAGGGTGATGCACATATGTATGACATCGCCATGACCATGCGCTTTAGCCCACACCTTGAATACGATGACGAGCAAGGCGCCTTTCACACAGACATGCTGAGAGACGATGGTGGGTGCTGGATCAGCGCAGCCGACTTCGACGCGCTGAAGGCCGAGCGGGACCGGCTGGCGGCGGCGCTGCGGGATGCGGCGACCAGCTTGCATACAATCGCCATTGCGGCGGGCAGGGTTAATGGCGCCATGGCCGAGATGGGCGACGTGCGTGGGTACGCCCATAGCCGATGGACGGTGGCCTATGCAGCCCAAACGCACGTTGCTTAACGTCAAATGGGCCGCTGCCGCTTGGGTAGACGGCCCGCTGACCAACTCCAGGTTGCTCCGTGATACCATGCTCCAAGACGGCGGGTGCGGCGGATTCCCACGGCCCGCAGTCACGTCAACGGCATCCTCCCGCCCTCTTCCAGCTCCTTAATCACATGCCCCAACTCCGCGATCTCCCGCCGCAGTGACCCCACCAACGGGGCCGGCTTGCTCACTGGAACTCTCAGGCTCGTATGACGAGAACAGTACAATCGTTTCAGGTTGAGCAAATGGTAATTGACAGGGCTGCATTCCGCTTGCTATCTAACACAGGTGTATAAGGTAAGCATCTCACCCCAGGATAAAGTGCAATGAACTACATCACCGACCGCTGGGCGAACGGCCCGCTGCACTACCGCATCGCCCTTGGCCGTCGCGTCCGCGCCCAGTACCGATGGACGACGGGCTACTCCACCGCCCGCGCTGAAATCACCGTCCTGCTCCGCGACGAAACCGCCCTGGTCATCTGCTGCCAGAGTGACGATGAGGGAAACGCGGTGATGCGCGAGCTGGTTCGCGCCGGCATGACTCAGACTCCTTCCACCATCCACCTCGACGGCGAACAACTGATGGGTGACTTTATCCACAGCGTCAACGCCGTACTCGTTTAAGGAAATAACCTATGCTTCACATCATCATTGGCCTGACCGGCCTTCTTGCCGCGATCAGCGGCGTGGTCTGCGCGTTCTTCACGCTCACTCTCGGCTTCGGCCTGGAGGTGAAGTCGTGGAGCTGCCTCGCGCTCTTTGCGATTCTGAATGTCCTGGCGACTATCCTGGCCCGTATGTGCGCTAAGGCGGTGGCCAAGTGAGTACCTTCAAGAAAGCCACCCGTAAAGCCGTCAAGCTCAAGCTCGCCATCACTGGCCCGAGTGGTTCGGGCAAGACGTTCAGCGCACTGCGACTGGCATCTGGACTGGCTGATGGTCGCCGGATCGCGTTCATCGATACCGAGAACGGCAGCGCGTCGCTGTATTCTGACCGGTTCGACTTCGATGTCCTCGACATCTCGCCGCCGTTCGACAATGAGAAGTTCATCGCGGCCATGACCGCTGCCACGGACGCTGGCTATGGCGTGGTGGTGTGCGATAGCTTCAGCCTGTGCTGGGAGGGCATCCTTGCCTACAAGTCCAAGCTCGACGCACGCGGCGGCAACTCGTACACCAACTGGGCCGATGCTGGGCTGAAGTTCAAGGCCGTCCTCGACGCCTTCCTTAACGCTCCGGTCCACGTCATCTGCTGCATGCGGTCCAAGATGGATCACGTCCAGGAGAAGGACGATCGCGGCAAGACCACCATCAAGAAGGTCGGCATGGCGCCGATCATGCGCGATGGCATCGAGTACGATTTCACCACCGTCTTCGACGTGGCTATCGACCACTGCGCCGCGAGCAGCAAGGATCGTACCGGCCTGTTCCCGAACATCGCGCAGATCACCGAGGACCACGGCAAGCGTCTGCTTGAATGGGTCAACTCCGGTGCGCCCGTGATTGCCGAGCCTGACTACAAAGCCATCTGCATTGCCCTCGCGCCCAAGGTGATCGAGAAGATCGGCGCTGACCGCAAGGATGCCATCAAGGTTGAGTGCGGCGGGGATCTTAAGGCGATTGCCGAGAAGTTCCAGGCGGTGCTGGATGCCACCTGAATTACTCACATGGGCTGGCATGCTCAAGGAGATGGCCAAAATGAAAATCTACGAAGGCCCGCCCGACGACCATCAGGAATACCAAGCGCCCATCGACATCCCCAATGAGGAAGAGCGGGAGGAAGCTGCCCGCACCCTGGCGCTGCTGAAGGAGCTGATCCACGATCGCTGGGACCTGCGGCACCTGAAGTGGTTCCGGCCGCTGATGCGGGCGCTGATCACCCGTGCCAAGGAGCTTATCCATGAGTGATAACACGCTCGGACGAATCATTAATGAGCCCGAGGGCACGTACCGTAACTCTGGCGCAGTCGGCTCCAGCGAAATCAATCTGTTCATCCAAAGCGAGGAGCTATGGGTTGGGCGGAAAGCCGGTAGATACCCGCCTCGTAAGCAGACGGAGGCGCTGACCTTCGGCATCGCCGCGCATTGCTTTATCCTAGAAGGGCCGGATGTATTCCATAAGCAGTTCGCAGTTGGCGGGCCGATTAACGAGAAGACCGGCAAGCCATACGGCACTGACACCAAGGCGTTCGCGGAGTGGTCGGCGGCGCAGGGAAGGCAGTGCGTCAGCAATGGTGACTTATCGACGATCATTAAGATGTCCATTGCCGTCGCCGGTAATAAGGACGCGGTCGATGCCCTAATTGGCGACCCCGAGGTCGTCTATCGCTGTGGGTACATCAGCCCCAGTCTCATCCTTCAGTGCCGCGCAGACAAGATCAGCGAGAGCCGCCGCATCATCGCGGACCTCAAGACCACGGATAGCCTGGCGAAGTTCCGCCGATCCATCTTCGACCTTGGCTACTACCGATCGGCCGCGCACTACCGTGAGGTTGTCCGCCTCGTCCGTGGCGATGATGAACCATTCCGGTTCGTGTTCGTCGCAGTCGAGAAGTCCCCGCCCTACGCGGTTGGCGTCTATGAGCTAGACGAGGATCTTCTTGAGCGTGGCCGCTTGGAAGTGTCCTCTGCCCTGAAGCGCATGGTCGCTGTGAAGGCAGGCGCAAGCCCGCGACGCGATCCGCCTGGGATTACCATGGTCGGGATGCCGAAGTGGATGCGTGGTGAGGCTGATGAACCGGTTAGCGTGCTGGAGGATTTCTAAAATGGAAAACGATTGCTATTGCGATTGCGTTTACTGTCAGCGCGCACGCTACGGGGACAAGGCCAACCCGGCCGATGTGATTGAAGCGATTAAGTCATTTGACATCTACTGGATTGCGCAACTCATTGACCTGATCAACGAAAACAGCGCCAAACTCGGCTTTAAGGCAGTCCCCAATGACCGCTGAATCCCGCTCGCTCAAACACAAGTATCTCTGCCCGCCCATCGTCGGCCATGACGAGGTGGTCGAGGAAGTCCTGGCCAACCCAGGTGGAAAAGACAAGCCGCGCGTCGGCATCCGCTTCGATAACGGCGGGGTTGACTGGCAGTGGAAGGACGAGGAGGAGGCGGCCAAAATGCTGTACCGACTGTGATCGCCGGCACAGGAGCCCTTGGTCTGGCCAAGGAATACCGCCTAGCCTCCCGACTCCGCGCATGCAACTGGCAGGACCGGGCCATCGCCATGGGGCGCAGTATCACGCCTGAGTTTTTTATGAAGTGCCAAGCCATGGCCGCTATCCATGAGCAAGAAGCGCAGTTTTGGGACGATGAAATCAACACCTTTGAGAAGGCGGCACCCGATGTCTACTGACGCATGTACCCAGTCACGGCTCGCCAGCTTAGAGGCGCGCGTTGCCGGGCTGGAGGACAAGCTCCGAGAGTCCGTTAAGCAGCCGAGCGTTGACCAAACCGACCCGTTCCCAGCGCCCGCTCCCGATCCAACCGATATCCTGCGGGGCTATGGGCTGATCGTCGGCAAGGAGGATCGCCCCGTGATCCGTGAGCTGGCCCGGCGCTTCACCAAGGATGACATGCTCGCCACCCTGGACCGTCTCAAGAAGGAGCGGCTGAAGGTGTGGGTCGGTGATCTGGCCGTGGCCCTGAATAGCCGGGAGTCCAAGCCGGAAACGCCGACGTTAGGGACGGCGATCGATGAGGCTGCGAGCCTGAAGAGACTGACCAAGATCAACGATGCAGGCACTATCCCAAGGGAGCACCAGCGAGGCGCTGCCGGTTTAGCCTTGCAAGATGCATTGCACAGTCGTATAACAATCGCCATGCTCGTACAGCGGTTCCCCTGGATGGTTACTTACACGGTGCGCGGATGATCGCATGCGATACCACGCTGTTCCCACGCCGGCTCAGGGCCACGCGCCTTAGCCACCGGTTCAGCCAAGCTGACTTGGCCGCGCGGGTTGACCTCGTCAAAGGGTCCATCAGCGACTTCGAGACGGGCCGACTGCAACCGTGCTTAGACACCTTTCTCAAGCTCTCATGGAGCCTCCGCGTATGTCCACACTGGCTACGCGGGTATCCGAACAACAACGCTAAGAAGGAATCACATGAAGAAGTCCATTAAGAAGAAGTGGCTCGCCGCTTTACGGAGCGGGAAGTATGAGCAGGGGACTGGCGCGCTGTGTGAAGACGGTAAGTACTGTTGCCTTGGCGTCCTCTGCGAGGTGCTGCCGCGACCGAAAAAGAAGTCGGTTAAGTACTTTTATAATGAAAACATAGTGCCGAATAGGCTGGCACTAAAGGCGGCTGGGTGGCCCGATGGGGATTCTGTCGCCCTTATATATAATGGGCATCGCAGGTGCGTCTCGTCCCTCAACGACAGCGCGGGTCTTTCCTTCAAGCAAATCGCCAACCTCATCGACAAGCAACTCTAAGGAAGAATCACATGAGTAATTTCAGCGACATCACTATCCACGCCCGCTTGACCCGTGACGTGGAAACGCGCGCCGTTGGCGAACACACCGTATCAAATGTTGGCGTCGCCTATGACGTTGGCTTTGGCGAAAAGGCGCACCCCGTGTTTATCGACGTGTCCGCCTGGAATAAAACCGGCGAGGCACTTGCCCGTCTGATGAAGGGCGATCAGGTCCTCCTCAATGGAGAACTGGACATGGAAACCTGGACCGACAAGACGACCCAGCAGAAGCGGACCAAGCATGTTCTGAAGGTGTCCCGCGTTGTCTACACGAGCAAGAAGAAGGACGGCGCCGAAGCTACGCCAGCCGCCACTCGCCCGACCTCGCCTGCCGTTGCCAAGGCGTTTGACGACGAGCCACCCTTCTAATATGAACGCGGACACCTGGACGTGCGTGGCGAGAATCATTGGACGCCATAATCGCCCACGTTCCAGCCGGTCTATCGCCAACGCCTTGGGGAGAAATCCCCGAGGTATTTGGCATACCCTGCGGTCACTGAAGGATCAGGGTAAGATCCGGCAGCTTGATGATGGTAGCTGGGTGCGCGCATGATCCATGAGCATAATCCGATGACGATGCGATGTGGTCGGTGTGGAGCGCAATCAGACTGGTGTGGGTCTTATGAAGGGGAATGTGATGATAGAGTTGACGATCAACCTCAAGCCTTGCGCGAAGGCTCGTCCACGGGTGACGCGCTGGGGCTGTTACATGCCGAAGGCCTACAATTTATGGAGGGCCGCGTTCGTTGCGGAGGTGAAGCGCCAATGGGACCAGCCGCCGATTGATGGCGCGATCAACGTGAACATCGGATTCTTTTGTACGTCGCATCGCCCTGACGTGGATAATTCAGCCGGCGCGTGTCTCGATGCGCTACAGGACGCAGGTGTGTTCGCCAATGACCGTGCCGTCAAGCGCCTGGTGGCCCATATTTATGAGGGCAAGGCTTATAAGGAACCGTACATTCAGATTCGGATCACGCCTTTTCTTTTAGACTAACTCTTATACAGAGGTGTTATATGCGCGTTCTTATTGCATGTGAATACTCGGGCCGCGTGCGTGAAGCGTTCCGCCGACTGGGCCACGAGGCATGGTCATGCGATCTGCTGCCATCTGAGGACGGGAGTCAGTTCCATATCCAAGGGGACTGCTGGGATGTCATCGCTAACGAGGGATGGGATCTCATCGTGGCTCATCCGCCATGCACTGACCTGTCCGTCAGCGGCGCCAGGTGGTGGCCCGCAAAGCGCGCCGATGGTAGCCAGCATGCCAGCGTCCAGTTCTTCCTGCGATTCACGCAGCTAACGTGTCCTTGGGCCATTGAGAACCCGATTGGCCTGATGTCCACCCTGTACCGCAAGCCGGATCAGATCATCCAGCCGTGGCAGTTCGGGCACAGCGAGAGCAAGGCAACGTGCCTATGGCTCAATGGCCTGCCCTCCCTGACGCCGACATGCATCGTGCCCGGTCGCAAGGTGGATGGCCGAGAGCGTTGGGATAACCAGACGGACAGTGGGCAGAACCGCCTTTCACCTAGCCCGGATCGTTGGAAGGAACGGAGCCGGACCTATCAGGGCATCGCTGACGCCATGGCCGCGCAGTGGTCATTTGCGTTGACCTCATCTAACACAGATGTATAAGATGCCATGGCAACCAAGTCCCTGACCCTAGCCGACCGAGCATTCGCATTGCTGACCAAGGATAACCGCCCTATGGACACCCCGACCCTCGCCGCCCACCTCAATCGCGGTGTCCCCGAGAAGAACCGGGCCGCGTCCTCCGAGGTGTACCGGGAGCTGGCGAATGACTCGCGGTTTACGGAGCATCGCAGCCAGGCGCTGACCACGTTTACGGTGGCCAAGTGACTGATCCCAATGAAATCGTGGCGGTCATGGCGTACACGGGGGGTGAGCTCCGGCTTCTCGATATCGTCTCTGCCCTGATTAGATCCCACGGCCTGCGCAATCCGCTAACCGATCTCCACCGTGGTCAAGTCACGCCTGCCAGCGCGCACGACTTCCTGATCTTCGCCGGCAGGGCCACTGCGCTGGGCATCACGCCGAGCGAGGTGCTGAAGACATTGCAGGGCGATCCTCGGTTTGTTGAGACGTGGGTGGAGATGGATGAACCGGCGATTGCGGTGCCGTATTGGAGCCTGAAGTGAAGCCGTCGCTGAAGGTCATGGCGATTCCGGACCTGCACTGTCCGTTCCAGCATCGTGACGCCTTCGAGTTTCTTTCAGTGGTCGCCAAGAAGCAGAAGCCCGATGTGATACTATGCCTAGGCGACGAGGCGGATCAGCATGCGTTGTCGCAACATACGCACGACCCCGATGGGATGTCTCCCGGCGATGAGCTGAACGCTGCCGTTAAGGCGCTGAAGCCGCTCTATCAACTGTTCCCGAACGTGAAGGTATGCACGTCTAATCACGGCGCCCGCCCGTTCCGCCGCGCCATGGAGTTCGGCATTCCTAAAGCGTACCTCAAGGATTACCGCGAGTTTATGCAGGCCCCGGCTGGCTGGGAATGGCGCGATAGGTGGGAGATTGACAATGTAGTCTATGCCCACGGCGAAGGCGTCAGTGGTGCCGAGGGCGCGTTGAAGATGGCCGTTGCCAATATGAAGCCGACCGTGATCGGCCACTTGCACGGCGATGCGGGCATCCGCTTTTGGGCCAACTCGGCCGCGCTGCTGTGGGGCATGAACGCTGGGTGGCTTGGTGATCAGCACGCCTACTCCATGGCCTATGGCAAGCACTCGCTCAAGAAGGGCATCCTTGCGTGCGGCATCGTTAATCGCGGCATGCCATTCCTTTTACCCATGGTCGTTGACCGGAATAACCGCTGGACTGGAGCAATCTAATGCTGAACACCGTCACTTTTATCCGCGAGCACGGTCTGGCGAAGATCACCGAGGATCTTGCAGTCATCGTCAAGCGCCATCCCCAGTACGGCAATCTGGTATTTTTCAAGTACAACCAGATTGAATCTCCCATGAACCACGCCGTCGTGCAGGAATGCCGAGGACTGATTCTGGATGAGGCGAATGACTGGGCCGTCGTCAGCTACCCGTTTGGAAAGTTTTTCAACTACGGAGACGGCAACGCCAAGGACATCGACTGGTCCACGGCCACCGTCTTTGAAAAGTTGGATGGCTCACTGATCACCATGTATTATTACGACGGAAAGTGGCAGGTTGCCAGCAACGGCACCCCTGACGCAGGCGGACCCGTGCAGGGACAGAGCATGACGTTCTGTGACCTGTGGCGACAGACGGCAGGCGACATCTGTGGCAAGCTCGACCCGGCGTATTGCTATATGTTTGAGTTAATGACGCCGCTGAATCGCGTGATTGTTCCACATGAGAAGCCCAAGTTTGCCATGCTCGGCATGCGTAATCTCCTCACCCTGGAGGAAGAGCCACACGCGGAGTACGCGCTGCTCGCTGGAATGCCTATTGCACACTCGTATAATTTGACGACGTGGGACGAGATCACCGAGGCGGCTAAGGCCCTTAACCCCATGCAGGCGGAAGGCTACGTGGTATGCGATGCTGCCTTCAACCGCGTCAAGGTTAAGTGCCCGCAGTACGTCGCCCTGTCCCACATGAAGGACGGGTTCAGCCGGCGCAGGATGATCGAGTTGGTACGCCATAACGAGGGAGATGAGTTCCTATCCTACTTCCCCGAGTATCGCGGGCTCTTTAATGAAATCTTGGACGCATACCGAAACGTCGTGGCTGAGATTGAATCGACCTATGAGCGCATCAAGGGGCTGACGAGTCAGAAGGAGTTTGCGCTGGAAGCGACTAAGACATCCATGTCTGGCGCGCTCTTCGCCCTGAGAAATGGACGGACCACAAATGTTAAGTCGTACATTCAGGGGGTTAGCCTTGAGGCCCTGGAACGCATGTTCTCATCGACTGGCACGCACCCGATCGGACAAATATGACCTCTCCACATGAGCACCAGTTCTGGTGGGGAACGCAGCTTATCTCCACCGGCAACTCATACATGACGGTCAAACGCTGCAATTGCGGCGAGTCTAAACTTGACTACATATCGTCAAAGGGGTCATCGTTTGATATTGAGTTGAGCCCCGACCAGCTTGAGGCAGCCATTATACACCACCGCGATAGGAGCAAGCAGTGAGCCCCACCCCCAAGAAGGCCCCGAAGCTCAACGCTGGCCAGTACGCCAAGATGATTAAGAAGTGCTTAGCCGCTGCCGAGCAGGTCAATAAGCTAACCGCCAAGATTAAGGAACAGGCCGAGGAAATCGCCACCCTCAAGGATGTCAGCGCCAGCCAAGACCAGGCTCGTCGCACTAAAGAGACGGAGCACTCCGATGAGATGCTGGCCGTCATGGCTGAGATTCGGGTGATCAAGTCCATGGTGAAGGGGTCGCCATGAGCACTAAGTATGAAGCCGGGCCGGACCTTGATCACCTTATTGCAGAGACGGTGATGGGGTGGACGCTTTACCACTACGACAAGGGTGGTCGTGGCGATGAGTACTGGTCAGTAATGGACAGCGAAGGAAATCCAGTGTGTTACGAATCGCGCCAAGGCCGCTACGTGTTTGATTTTGACAGCGAGAATGAGGCGTGGGGCTGGTTTAAGCCGAGCGCCGACATCGCCCAGGCCTGGCAGGTAGTCGAGCGCATGGCCGACCTGCGCTACGTTTTCCTCATCAAAGCGGACGGCTATCGAGAGCCAGACAATGCGCCACGCTACACGGTGCTGTGCGCAAATCTGCCGAGGGTTGACCACGAATCCGCCCCCATGGCAATCTGCCTCGGGGCGCTTCAGGCGCTAGCGAAGGGGTCGCCCTAGTGCCATCCAACAAGGAATTAGAGTCCGCCGTCCTCTCCGTCATCCTCGACGGTCGGCACCGCCAGGCAGTCCATACCGCACGCGCCTCGATCACGACGCCGCTGGCATTCCATGAGCGGAACAACCGTATCGTGTGGATCGCCATCTGTGATCTGGACGACCATGGCCATGCCGTTGACGCTGGATCCGTGGCGGAACTGCTCAGTCGGCAGAAGTTCCATGACACCATTACTCGGCTGAAGCGCCTAGAGTTTGGCGAACGTGCGTCCATCCCCAAGTTCGATGATGGGTATGATGACTCTACGCTAGCGCAGTTGGGCGGGTTCGCCGTCGTGAGCGATATGGCAGCGGCGTTCGCTCCTGCCGGATCACTGCCAAGGAATGTGCTGCTCTTGGTGGATCTGTACGGCAAGCGAGTGCTGATCACGAAGCTGCGGGAGATTGCCGATAAGGCCGAGCTGACCACGGATGGGATGCCGGCGCTGCTTGATGTGGCGGGGCAGGCTATCTTGGAGATGGGGCGCGGGGTGAATACTTCGCAGTTGTATACGGCTAAGCAGGTTTGGGATGAGACTGCGGCGCAGATGCTCGACAAGGCCAATGGCGGTGAAGCTGGCGGCGTGAAGACCGGGATTAGCGGGATGGATGCGCTCCTGACGCAGATGCGAAACGGCGGGCTCTACTTACTGGCAGCTAGACCGGGGTGCGGGAAGACAAGCGTAGCCCTTAGTATCTGCATGAACGCCTGTATGCGCGGCGATGGCGTGCTGATGTTCTCCTTGGAAGTCGATCGCACCGACCTTAACAAAAAGGTCATATCGTCACTGGCCAGCGTGGACTTCCGCGACATGGACGCTGGGCGACTGACGCGGGAGGATCAAGCTGCGGTTGACGCGGCCGGGGCAGAGTTTGCCAAGTGGCCGTTGCAGATCATGGACAATTCCGACCTGACCATTGGCGCGCTGCGGTCTATTGTTAAGCGGCGGATCCTTGAGAAGGATGACGTTAAGCTAATTGTCATCGATCACATGGGGCTGCTCATGGGATCCAAAAAGGACCAAAATGAATATGAAAAAGTTACAGAGATTAGCCGCACACTGAAGGTTATGTGCCGCGAGTTACGCAAGCCGATCCTCTGTCTGTCGCAGATGTCCCGTGATTCCGAGAAGGGCGATACTCCGCGTAAGCCACGCTTGAGCGACCTCCGATCCTCCGGTGCGCTGGAACAGGATGCAGACGCCGTTGTTTTCCTCCATCGTGAAGGCGGCGATGACGCCTACCGGGACATCTCGGTTCATGTGGCCAAGAATCGGTTTGGGCCGACTGGGCAGACGAGCTTGAAGTTCTCCCCCGCAACGATGACCATTGGCGAGGATGCGCCAATCCGGTCGGGGGAACGGTTTGAGAAGATGAATAGCGAGCCTAGGCCGGGCGAGGATTTGTTCTGATCAGAGAGGCTGAACCTTTTCAAGCTCCCGCTTCGCCCTGATCCGCTTCTTCACATCCTTCAGCTCTTCGACCAGCCGGGCACCTTCCGTCCCCGGCTCTAGGGCGAACGGCACCTGATACCAGCCAACCTCGGGGTTGCGCTTGAGCGCGTTCTGAAGCCGCTGCTGAATGGCCCGGTCCTCGTTCACACTCACAACGTTAGCGCCGGTTAACATATCAAGTGTCTTGAGGCCAGCGCCACGGCGCTCGTCCGCCATCTTGCCGAGCGACTGAGTGACCGACGCCAACGGCTGAATGAGTCCAGTACCAGCGACCATGTTATACGCACGGCCAAACGCCCCACCCTCGATGTTGCCAGGCAGCTTGGAATACGAGCCGTAATCAGATTCAAAGTACGGGTCGCGTCCTGACACCGCTGAATAGGCGCTCTTGATGATCGGGCTCATGGCGCCGACTACAGTCCGCTCAATCTCACGGCCAGATTCACGGATGCCGCCGCTCAGATTCGGGATGGATGACAGGGACTCAAACGGCAAGCCGAAGCCAGAGATGTACTGGGGATCGCCATTCAGGTCCTTCCCAATTGGCATTGTCAGCCGGCCATCCATGTGCGGATACGTCGGGCTATCGCTCTGTCCGTTCATCAGTGAGCCAAGGCCGACTGCGACAGCGGGGTTCTCGGCAAGCATCTTCGCCTGCTGCGGAATAGCCTTGAACATATATTGTGCGAAGGGCACGGTATCTCTGATCGCCCGGTTCAGCGTGCTGCTGTAGGCGTAATCAAACAGGCTAGCGGTAGCGACTCGCGCTGCCTCGTCCGGCGACTTCTCCTTAAGGAGATTCTTGAACAGCCCGTAGCGCATCCGGTCTTCAGCGCCGTTAACGATGGTCTGCGGCCAGTCGCGCCAGTGCCGCCAATCCTTCAGCGTGCCAACCTTCGTCAGGTCAGCGGCCATCTGTTCGGCGGTTACAAATCCGTGGCCCATCACCCCGTGCTCGACGGCGAGGCGCATCGTCGGATCCTGAATATTCGCCAGCATCTTAGCACGGTCGCCACCGCTCGCCTTAATCGCTGCCTGAAGTGGGGCAAACTCATTCTCGCCAATCTTCATGCCAAGCGCGCGGGCACCGTCCATGAACGCGCCGACAATATCCTTGGGCGCCCTGGCAAGCTGAGCCAAAGCAACTCCGCGTGACTCTGAGTTAGACGCAACGCTGGCCACTCCGCTGACCACGTTACGCGTAGTGAATCCCGGTTTTGGGATGAAGGCGCCGCCAGTTGCGAACTGCTTAAACAGACGGTTAGCCCCAGCGAACAGCTTAAAGACGCCCTCGCGCGGAGGGAGCCCCTTCATCGCTACCTCTAGAGCCTCGGCCGTATCCGCCTTGCCCGACTGGCGCAGTGCGTCAATCGCCCCGGTGATAGCAGAGCGGGACTCCGAATCCGATAGGGCCTTAAACTTGTCACCGAGGATGGCCTTGGCGATTGTGGCAGACTGGGTTGCGGCACCCATCTTGGCGCCGTACTGACCGGCTGTGACGGCGAGGCTATCCTTCAGGATGACGCCTGGCTCATTCAGCTTATCTGCGAAGGCGCGCGGATCGGTAATCGACCTCGGCTTAATCAGGCTGGCCATGGAGGCGTGGTGATCCCCCATTTCAGGGATCAGCTTGGACGCTTCATCAATTTCCCACTGGCGGGGAACGTAATCGAGCGGGGCAAGATCGGATGGGAGCTTGCCAAAGGAGTAGCCCTTAGTTGCTGCCCAGTCGTCTAGATTTTCAGCGGCGTTGCCAGGTATCCGAGCGACATCATCGGCATAGAGCCCCTTGACGTGCGACGCCTCATGAATCGACCCGTCAGCGGCCCGGTACATGGACGGCTGAGTCAGTACGGAATCATCAACGCCCTGCTTCCATAGGGTACGGAAGTAGTCCGACGTTTTAATCGCCGTGTCGCGTACCTGATCCTTGGTCCATTGATCCCAGGGAACCTTGGCCAGTCGGCGGTCAATAAGCGCAAGCTGATCCTGCTGCGTACCGATGCCAACCATGCCGTGGCGAACATTCAGCGGCTCAACCGTTCCCGGCGATCCGATCACGTCCTCTAGGAGGAATTGCGCCTTGCGCTGAATGTCCTCGGGGACGCCACGTAGCGTCTCTAGCGCATAGCCCTGGGCAGCCTGAGTGGTTGACGTGCCCTTTGCCACGCCCTTCGCAATCGCCGCTGATGCCTCTGGTCCAGGCGACAGTGCGCCAGCGCCTCGCCGGATCTGATGCCCGACCTTTGACAGCCCTTCTGGCAGCCCAGGGACGGCAGCGACCGCCTTCTTTACGCCGCCGCCAATAGCCGATAGAGCCTTGGCGCTGCCGGGAATCTCCGTCGCCATCTTGGTGAATGGGACGCCGACCTTGAGCGACGCCTTGCCCGCCGTCTTGGCAGCTATCGAAGCGCCGCCAGTGAGGTAGGTCAAGGGGTCAAGCGCAATGTCAACGCCTAGGCCAGCGATGGTGCCTAGGATTGGGTTCTTCTCCCGGTCAATGCCCAGCATGGATGCGCCATCCACGTCATCTTCTGGCCGCGACAACTCAGGGATGAGATCACCGGGAAGAAATGCGTCAGTTGGATCGAGCAGGAAGTCCCCTGCCTGACGCGCTGCGCCTTCCCAATTTCCCCGGATAACGTTCTTCACTACCTGACCGGGTCTGGAGACCCAATCGAGAAACGACATGAACGCGCCCTTTTGCGGCTCAAGCATTGCCATTAGCGTTGCGGACGCAGGCCGATGGACTTGCGCTTTTGGCTTTCAGACGAGAAGTTGTCCTGCATGGGCGATCCAGGAAGGAAGGCGTCGATAGTGGAACTGATCGGATGCGACAAGAAACCGGGCTCGTCCACCGACTGGCTGAGCATGTCCATAAGGGCCGCATCAACCTCATCGCGTGGAGCGCCCAGGGAAACGGCCTTGCTCTTGATACCCTCCAGCTTGGCGTTCCACTCCGGCGAGCCGTTGTCAGTGACCGATGAATTGATGCCTCGCACCAGATCCTCGATCTCAAGTTTCATGGTGGGCGACGACAAGACTTCAACCGCATCGCGCTGCGGCGCAAACGCCTGCCCGAGTTGACCGGCAGGCATCCCCGCCACCGGGCTATTCTTCGCCTGCGACATCATCTGTGCTCCAAGCGCCCTAGACTGCGGGTTCACTGACTGCAAGAGCGTGGTGGCCAACGCGAACTGCTGCTCGCCTTGGCGATCGGAACGGTCACGGTCATACCGCTTCCCCTCAGACCGCGACTTCATCAGATCAGCAGGACTTCCGCCGAACGCCAGGAACGCGCCATCCTCAGCAGACATGCCGCCCATCGGGGCCGCGCCACCGGCACCCGGAGCGCCAGCCTGCGGCATGAATGACTTTCTCAGTTCGTTCATCAACTGAATCTGTTCGGCCTCAGCCGACGCCCTCGCCACCGTGGCAACGCGGGTATCATCGTACTGCCGGCCTTCTAGATCAGCCCGCTTATTCCCAGCGCCATACTGCAAGGTCGCCGTCGCCAGATTGTCGTCAGACTTCATGCGCCCCATGGCGTAATCGTGCTGGGCATTATCGTCAAACGTCCCGAACCGCTTCAGTTCAGTATCCGCCCGATCGCTGTACTTCCCAGTTGACGCCAGTTGCGCATCAGCCGCGTACCGGCCAGCACCAACCTGAGCATCAGTATTATACCGATTGTCATTCGACTGCATCTGCGCCAGATACATCCGAGCAGCCTGATCGCCATAGCGATTCTTCGCGTCAATCGCGGCCTTCTCCTGATCATCATACTGCCAGCCCTGCGAGCCGCCCATGACGCTAGTGTTACGGAAAGGCATTTAGTATCCCATCGTGCGGGTGTTCCGCTGTGGTGCGATAGCGGGGCGAGGGGGCAAGCGACCGGCCAGTGGGGCGATCATTGGCGATTGAGCGAGAGAGGGGTTCTGGCCAGTACGCGCTGCGCCAGTCCTGGCGTTAGTCGCCGTCCAAGTCGGGGGACGGGCAGGCCCAGCCGATGGCGCGCCACCATAGGTGCTGCCGAAGGTCCCGCCGTCAGAAGCAACAGCGCCGCTCGTAGCGCCCAGGCTGCCAGTCCCGACGTTGTACTGCCGCCCCGGCTGATTCGGAGCGACGAATCCAGCGGACGGGCGCGCTTGCGGCCGAGGCTGAGCTTGAGGCTGACCCACTTGGCGGAAGTCCTGGAAGCTCGGCATCCCGCCGCCCTGGCCTCCACCGCCAGCACCGCCGCCCTGCTCATAAACCGTTTCGTTCCCATACAGATTGCTAAGATAGTTGCTCTGATTGGTAATCGCCCCTTGGCGCTGAGCGTTCATCCCGCTCATCTGAGCCAGTGCGCCGCCACGGGCAGCGTAGTTCTGCTGGCCGGCGTTCATGTCCACGTTCATGCGGGCATTCTGCATCGAGCCCTGACGGTCGGACTCCATCTCAGCCAGTGCCGACGCAAAGGCCGGATCGCCGGGTGACAGGCCACTCTGGAGTAGACGATTGACCGCCGCACCCTGGCTAGCCGCACCCTGTTCCGCACGGGCCGTGAACATGGCGTTGGTGGTCGTCTCATTGAACGGGACATCGGCCCCCGTCGCGCGCCCGCGCATGGCTGCCATAATCTCAGCGTCCACCGGATCGTTGCGCATCTCGCCCAGGCGACCATCTGCCAGGCCGTACATCTTGTCGCGGTTGGCCTCCACACGGTCGCGCGACTCAGCCCCGCCCGGCCCACCTGCCGACGCAATGCGCCCGCTCAGGTCGAGCTGCTTAGACACGTACTGGTCCTGCTCACGCTGGCCACGGCGGATACCGGACATACCGACCCCGGTCTGTGGGCGGCTGGCGTAGGTCTGCTGGAGCTGGAGAAGCTGCTGGCGAAGCTGGTCGGCGGTAGGGGGATTCGGCATGTGTTTGTTATCCTATGCTAACTTAAAAGGAGAGGTTTGCAATGGGCGGGGTGGATGACCGCTAGCCCTCGTAGATGATAACTCTTCCGTCTGTACCGCCCGCGCCCGCCACGGCAGGCGCCCCGCCCGAGCCACCGCCGCCGTACCATCCCCTTCTGCCACCAGCGCCGCCAAACTGAGCGACTGATGTAATGTTTCCGGTCCCATTGTAGTTCACTATCGGGCGGGTAAATGTCCCAGCCTCTCCGGGGATCCTGATCGTCGAAAAGCTAGCCATCATGTTAGCTGTAGGGTTGGTGGATCCGCTGGCCACGCCAATATACTGGCCGCGTAATGCGGTTACGGTTACTCCGTTATGAGTGACTGCCGAGTCATTGCCGACCGTCCCTGCGCCGCCGCCTGCCGCCGATCCCGCCCCTCCAGTCCCGGTCGTAACGGAGACGGTTGAAGCTGATATTTTCCCGAAGATATACGCTATTTCGCCTGCCCCGCCGCCTGCCCCGCCAAACGAGCCGCTGCCAGCGGCGGCGCTGCCACCACTGCCGCCGCACCCGCCAGCGATGACGACTGCGGCCCATACATTAGACCCAGCGGCAAAGGTGTGGGTTCCGCTGGCGCTGTAATCAGTGCCGGTTGGATACTTGCTCATCATTAAGCTAACCAGGCCGGCGAATGCCGATGGCGTTTTATTCTCGTAGACGGACCCGGTATCAACGAGAACGTCATTGACCGCTCGCCCGGTCAGGGTTATCCCAGTCCCAAGCCCAAGATTCGTCCGGGAAGTGCCCGCGCTCGCCACGTCCGCCAGGTTACTCGCCACCGCCAGGAATGACGTAGACGCCGCCGTCGCCGCAGTTCCGAGCCCGAGATTCGTCCGTGCCGTAGCCGCGTCACTTGCCCCGGTTCCGCCATCAGCAATGGCTAGATCCGTGATGCCAGTAATGCTCCCGCCCGTAATCGCCACGCCATTCGCGTTCTGCGATGACATAGTGCCCAGGCCGGCGATAGCCGCCGTTGCCGACGCGATGGCCGTATTCGCCGCAGCCAGATCCGCCTGGGCCGCAGTGATCAGATCCGCCAGCGTCTGTGCCCGCTGGCTCAGTCGCTCAGTATCGCCCACCAATTGCTGGTAGGCGTAATCATCATCATCGCCCTGAAGGCCGGTATTGCTTGCCCTGATCCCGGTCACTCGGTCGTCTCCTGGCCCTTATTGCTCTTGTCCTGGAACTTAAACTCAGAGTCCAGTAGGCGCAGTGATCCGGCCGGGCTGAGAACCGTCAGCTTAAACTTCCACGACCGTGCCCAGTCTGAGAACAATGGGATGTTGACAAATCCATCATTCGTCGCCGTGGTCGTCAGCGACAGGGTGGCGAAGGTGGCGTTATTGGTCCATGACAGATACTTAGGGGCAATATCCGACACGGACTTAGTCCAAGGAATTGGCGTAGTCGAGAAGTCCTTATACACTTCAACGCGCACCGTACCGGCAGCCTGCGGAATAAACTTCAGCCAGAGACACGGCGGGCTAGTCTTTTCCTCCATCCCGTCAAAGATGGTCCAGTTGGACTCAACCACGCAGGGAATGGCGCCGACGTAGACCAATGCGCCGCTAGCCGGGGCCGTGCTCAGTGCCGTGCTCAGGGTAATGGCCGACGTGGTATTGCTTGCGACCAGGCGTTCCTGCGCCGAGGTCACATCATACAGGATGGTTCCTGCCAGGTCAGTCCCGGTGCCAGTCGGCAGGCTGCTGCCCGTGATCTGGATGACGGTCGTGGTGCTGCCAGCGGCGACGGTGTAATCGCCGGTAGAGGCGGCAGGTACGCCATCAGATGCGCCCTCTGCATACCACGCTCGGCCGTTGGTGCTGTCAGTCACGGCGAGGCGAAGATTGCCAGTCCCGCTAGCGACTGTGACGCCGGCATCGATGCCCTGACGCCATTGGTCAATGATCCAACGATCACCAACGATGTCATAGGTCATCGCGTGCCTGGGGACCGATCCGCCAGTAGCGACGAAATGCCAGCGGATGATTTTCTCTTTGGGATCATACACCGCAAAGAACTGGTCGGACAGGGCGGTATTCACCAGCGCCGCGACCGTGGTGTCGATCTTCTTGCTGATCCAGCGCGGACGCCCGCCCGTCATCATCCATGCGCCGTTAGCGCCCCAGCCGAATAGCGCGCCGTCGAGGCCGTAGATGCACCGCTGGTTCCAAACGCCAAACTCGCCGGCAATGGTATTCAGCTCGCCGGTGCCTGGATCGGCCTGGAAAACAAGCCGCTGGATAGAGCGAGTGCCAAACAAATAGAGATCGCCGAGGAAGTCAGACATGCCGACCAGCCTGTCGCCGCGACCATTGAGCACGTCACGCACGCGAGTGACCGCCTTGAAGCTTTCAGGGAAGCCCGCCTTGCTCCAATAGATACGGTTATTCTTTGCGTAGAACACGCCTGATGCAGCGGCGTTGGTTGACCCGGCGTAGACCGGCGTCACCGTCAGGCTGGACGTACTGGCTACCGCAGTGACCAAGTACTGCGTTGTCTCAGCGCCGAAGCGGACCATGCGCCCAACCCACAGGGTTGAGAACGCCGCCGCGCTGGTAACAGTGGCGCTATTGTTGGTGACTCCGCACGTGATCGTTCGCGAATGACCGCCGCCGATGAAAGCGTAATTGCGACATTCCGCGATAATCGAACCGGCCGGGGGCTGCTCGTGGCCGAAGTCATCATAGAGTGAAGTCAGGTCCAGCGCGGCCAGCGTGGTGTCCGAGACGTTGTAGCTGAATGAAGCAACCCCGGCGTTAGCGAGCGTTCCTACCACGTAGTACGTCGATCCAGCGGCAAGTGTCGCCTCGACTTGGATGGTGTCGCACTTGGAATCCGTTGAGCGGATGATGTCCGTCGCCGCTGCGCCAACAGTGAAGTTCAGCGTCTTGGTCGTGGAGGCCACCGTGATACTGACGGCAGCACTCGGGTTACTGCGATATGCAGCGCCAGGCGAAGTGGAATCGGTGTAGCGATACCGCACTAGGTGGACGCCTAGAGTGACGTTTCCCGCCGCGTTGGTACCTGCGCCAAGCACGGTGGCAGGGGCGGCCATCCCAGCGTCACGGGTTGACGCCCATACGCCGTCCCATGCCTGGACACGGTTGAAATCATTCGTCGCGTAGAGGCGACCGTTGATGGTCGAGAATACGGCCGGCTTGTCCGCCTTCAGCCCGGTCTTAATGGTGGTCATAAGGGCACACTCTTAAGCTCGCCAGACGCCTTGAAGATGACGAGGAAGTTCCCGGCAACCGGGGACGAGAAGGTGCCCACCGCAGTGCCGCCATGATCAGAGAGGTAGGTCAGCCCAGGGCGACGGCGAATCTCGCCAGTGACGTACAGGGAGATGCCGCGCGAGTTATTCCCAAGAGCAAAGCCGCTGTCAATGTCCGTGGTGTCATCACGGATTCCGTCCCACTGTTTATTTTCAGCCATCAGGAGATCGTCGAGCCACGGAAGGGGCGGGATGAGTTGTAGGAATTGGCGCCAAGCTCACGCGACACCGGGGTCTTGTCGGCGGCGAACGCGCTATCGAGGGCCGAGACGTAGGCTTCCTTCGTCTTTTCGGACGAGCCAGCCACCGACTCGCCGCGTAGGCTCACCTGGTAATCAATAGCCCGGCGCAGCAGTACCTCGTGCATGCTGTCCCAGTCCGCAATGTCAGTGCCCGTGACCAGCTTGGCCGGACGACGGTAGTACAGGACGTTGACCGTGATCGCCTCGGTTGGCCACGGCCAGAACCAGATTTGATCGTTGGCAATCGCCCAGCCACGCGCACGGGTCTGGCCCATCTGGATGCCTGCCCGCAGGACTTGCAGGAAGGCGTTCGACATAGGCGTATCGCCCCACACCCATGAGCGGTCGAACAGGATTTGATCGATGCGCTGAAGGTCAGACGGCAGGGTGTAGGCGTGCTGCGCTAACGAGAAGGTCGCCGCTGCGGCAGTCGCCTGGTTCCAGGCCGTGGCCAGGGTCAACTGCGTATTGGAGTCCCTGGTGGAAATCCGATAGCTCTGGCCATTGACGTACAGGGCAGCCAGCGCGGCCCAGCTCGGGAACGTCCCACCCGTCAGCGTGACCGTGGCACTAGCGTTGGTGACGGCCACCGTGCCCGTCGCGTAGGCCGCGTTCAGCTTCACTTCGCCCAGCGTGTGGTACTTTGGCCACCGCTTATCAAGCGAGATCATCTCCAGCGCGTCGTCCACCGACTCACGCTTTTCCTGGTCGGCCTTGGTGCCGTTCCGATCGCGCATCATGCGACCAGCGTAGGCCCACAGGTTGCTCGCCAGGAAGCCGCTGGTGGAGCTAACGGCGGTCAGGGTCAGGTCGGCAGCGGGACCAGTGGCGATACTCGCTGACACGGTAATTGAGCCGGTAGCGATGGTGAAGCCAGACCGCGATGCGCTGATGGTGTAGGTGCCGTCAGCCGGGAAGTAGATCGGTCCCCACAGGCCGGACGCATCTGAAGTGGTCTGCGCTAAGATGACGCTGGACGAATTGAGGATACGGACGGTAGCGCCAGCAAGGGCCGCTGCGCCGTCGAAGATACGCCCATTGGAGGCGGTCGCTGTAAACACGGCCGAGCCCCACGTACCGGCGCCAGTCCCGTCCGACGTAATGCGGAACGTCGAGGTCCAGTAGTCGTCAGGGGCCGAGGCACGAAAAATGACCAGGTCATAGGACCCAGTGGAAGCAGGGAATCCCGTCGAGCCAGAGGCCGTGACGGAATAGAGTCCAGGGTTATTAGCCGCGCTGACTTCAGCGATGGTAATGCCAGTCGTTGACTGGTTGCCAACCCCGTCCTTTGATAGACGAATCGTAAATGACGCCTGCGTAAGGCCCGTCACGTTGGCGCCGGCACTCCGATACGTAAACGCATCGTTGATCGTCTGAGCGACTTTAAAGTATTCAGACGCAGCCATGTGCTCCCTTAAAAAACAAGCAACCCTCTTCCCCGTCAGGGTGGTGGGGTCGCTCACCCACACCAGCAACCAGCACTATGTGCGGTGCAAATTACTCCAGATCGAGATCCAGAACGCCGGTCGTGGCCGAGCCAATGGCGGTCGGAGCGCGGGCAATCACGGTGTCGTACGTCACGGTGGTGTCATCAACCGCACCGGCAGTCGAGTGCGTGGCGAGGCCAACACCAACAGCAACGGCGCCAGCGGTCGTGCCAGTCACGCGACCAGCGCGGGCAACCCAGGCGTAGGTGCTCAGCGCCCAGGTGGTCACGCCGCTCGGAAGCTGGGGGATGCCAGCGACAGTCCCGCGAATCGCGGCGGCACCAGTAACCGCGTCAACCACATATGTGGCAGCCGAGTCGGTCTTGAACTTACAGAAGTTGTTCGCCGCCAGCGTGATCGCCGCAGTGTCCGACACCATCAGCCGGTAAGTAACGCCGTTGGAAACAATGAGAGTGCCGACCGATCTGGCGAACACCGCGTTAGTGGAGGTCTGCCCGATGGGCAAAGCCTGGATGACATCATAAGCCATGAAAGATTCCTTAAGGTTTGATTGAGTAAAAAGAGAGACGATACCCGGCCCGTAGGCGACCGGGGTGCATTCCATTTATTAGGCGAAGGTGTAGCCGACGCCCTGGTAGCGGGGCTCACACACAAGCTGACCGATGAACTGGACGGCGGTCAGATGACCACCCTGTTCAATCGAGTGCTGCTGAGTGACCTTGAACATCTCGCCCGCGCTGCCCGTCGCACCATCGCCGCCAGCATGGCCAGCCGAGACGACAGGAACGGTCTTGAAGTACATCTTGTTGCTATTGAGCAAGTAGATGACGTTAGCAGTGCAATCCTCATCCCACGAGACAGTGATGTTCTCATAGGGGATGAACCGACGAGGGAACATGCCGGCATTCGGGCTCTTGATCGAGTCGTCGATGATGATGCGCTGGCGCGAAGCAAGGAGCTGCTTCAGTCCAAGGTACATAACACTGGTGGTGACGCCGCAGTCGGGCATCTCATCAGAGTCATTCGCACGGCTGAGACGCTGGTTCATGTAGTCCAGGAAGTTCAGACCGTTCACGTTCCACAGTGAGCTAGCGCCGGCAGTGTCGAAGGTGGTGGACGACCAGTTGCCAATCACCGGGCTATACGCTTCAGTGATCGCGTTATCCACACCAGCAAGTCCGCCCGGAAGGGTGGTCTGACCGAAGTAGGTGGTGTTAGGCAGGGCTTCACGGTCAGCGTCAGCAATGGTGGTGCCGGTCGTGCCGGTGAGCGGGCTGTAACCGGTCGTCGAAGAGCCGTGACCGAACAGAGTCGGCAGGCCGTTAATCGGCTCGTCCGCACCGTTGGCAATCGTCGAGGCGGCAATGCCGAGGGCAGTGTTCGCGCCGCGATTACGAGTGAAGATACGGTTGCTGATCACCTTTTTGAAGTCCTTGCCCATGCGCTCAAGACGGCCTTCCGCCAGCTTGACCTTGGCCGACTCGCCGGTGTTCAGCGCCAGATCGCGATCCGACAGAACATCAGTCATGTCCATGAAGCCCCAAGGCGCACGGGCAGTGATGTAGTGCTGGCGACGGGCGAAGTTACGGGCCGCGAGGTCCGCACGCTCCGAAGCCTGGAACTCACCGACGAGGATCTTCTTCTCGAAGAAGGCGCCTTCGCCGTCGTTCTGGATGTTGCCGTTCTGCTCCATCTTTTCGAGGAGGAAGCGAACCTTTTTGGTCGCATCCCACGCACCGCGCATGAATTGCTGGGTCGTGGACTCATCCACCAAAGGCGAGAAATTAGAGGCGGGAGTAAGGCCGGTAGGCATAAAGAATCCTTAGTGTGCTTGACGTTCGTTGTGTGATTTAATAAACTGGATGAGTGCCATTCCCTTGAGTCCCTTGGCCGTACCGATCGAGAGCGCATCGGTTGCCACTGGCTGTGAAACCTGATCACGGCTGACCCGTGAACGTTTCTGAAGGGCTGCCTGCTGCGCCTGGGCCGTCGCCTGGACCTCTGTCGCCTTACCGATGTTTGCCCGCAGTCCTTTATTCTCGGCCTCTAGCTGGATCAGCTTAAGGGCGCCATCACGCCCGAATTGGGGCATGAGTTCCAGGAAGCGTTCGCGGTTGGCCTCCATCAGTTTCCCATTTTCAGAGAGGTACTGCTGGGCCTGCGCTCGTGCGTTCTGGTATTGCTCGAACTGGGCGAATCGCGCATCCAGGGCGCTGTCCAACATTGACGCCATATTCTGCTCGATGTACCCCTTGGGGTCACGGGCAATATCTTGGCGAACCTGTTGGTCGTTCTGCACCCACTGATTGTGAAGTTGAATATCGTCGTTTGAGATCCCGATCGACTGCGCGATACGGGTCTTAACGTCGTCATGCGATTCCTGCGGAAGCCCCTGCGTCGCGCCTTGCACGGCTGCGCTGTAGTGCTTCACCCGCTCCAATCGGCTCATGGCCGTCTGGTGGTCGGGATGCTTTGGATGCCACTGCTGGAGCTTCTGCACATCAGCTTCACGCTGGCGCTGCTCTAGAGTTGCGCGGATTTCCTCGGGCGAGGGGAGGCCTTGATAGGCTTCCACGCGCTTGCGAGCTTCGCCCAGTTCTTGGGCTTGCCGGCCATACAGAGAGCGGAGGTTGAGGAGTTGTTTAATTTCCTCGGGCTTCAACTGCGGAAGCGCCTCGCCTGTAGCTGGCAGAGAATTAGTCTGCGGTTTATCGGTTGGCAAAGATCCGGGGTTGGCATCCGCACTGAGAGTGTCAGCCGAAGCTGATTCCTGTGCTGGCGCTGCCGTTTCAGCCGGTTCGCTGATGACTGCCGGGGCAGAGTCAACGGTATCCGATGAAGCGGGCGAGTCGGTACTATCGGGCATTGTATTCCTGTGTTTCCTTAAAGCTAGCGTCTGTATACATATGTGTGATTATGGGACTAAGCGTTGGCGTACTTTCCAGAGAGGGTGATGTCCCATAGGGCGCCGATCCGGTTCCTGGCCGCCTCGGTCCTCCGGGTGCATTCCATCACTGAAATACGGCCACGGGCCAGGGTCACGAGGGCTCGCCTCCGCTTGCGGTCATATGCGCGGACCAAACGCCATACCCCGCCCCATGCTGGTCCCTTGGGGATACGGCACCGATGCCCATCGCCAGTGATCCAGATAACTGGGATGCGACTCACGCCTTCTCCACGTTCATGCCGCGCCGCTTGGCAGCAGCCGACGCATCATTGACGTGCTCAAAGACCGCGCGCTTATCGCCACGGAACTTGGCCAACTGGGGCATGTAGCGACCACGCTTGCCAGTGATCTGGCACCGCTCGCCGGTAAAGTCGCCAAGGTCAGGCTTAACGGTCGGGCACTCGCCCTTCTCGTAGTTGGGCGGCTTCACGTGCCAGTCGCCGTGGAACACCTTGTGGGTCACTTCCCGGTCATCCAGGTAGTAGGTAACAACGCCGCCTGGGGTCCGAATCTCGCGCTTGGCCATATGTTAACGAGTGTTATACATATGTGTGATTATGCAAGCGTCGGATCGCCAGGAGGGGGAGCACCGGGAGGCCCCATAGGCATCATGGCCATCTGCTCAAAGTGCTGCGCCAAGCCGGTCAGGCGATTGGCAGCCTCAGTCAGTCCAAGCAGCTTGTTGTACGCCGCGAGCTGGTGATAGCCCTCAGCCTTTTCGATCGGATCCATGCTCTGAAGCATGACTGTGCCGTTCTGGTTCCACAGTTCCTTCATGGCATCGATCTGCTGATCCAGGTCATGACGGCGGGCGCTGGACACCTCGATGTCGCAGTCCGATTCCTCGGCCAGATCGTCGATGGTGTAGGCGAAGGGGGCCACTTGGATGGCGCGCTCCATGGCAGCATTGACATCCATGCCGTTTTGCAGGTAGAGCATCATCAGGCCCTCGGGGGTCGTGGCCCCGTCAGGAACCAGCGTGCCCCACTCCATCGCCGCCTGGTCGCCCATCAGCGGTTGGATCGTCTCCGGGGTCAGCAGGAAGCCGGCCGCAAAGGTTTCCTTGCGCGCGATGTCACTATGGAAGCGGGCCACCTGATCGCGCAGGTCTTCGATGCGGTTGCGGCTATTGCGATCCTTGATCGACGCATCCTGTGCGGTGCGGGACTGAGTCTGCCCCTCGCCCGAGTAGAGGATGGCGTACAGGCCAGTCGCCTTTTCAAACAGGGTTTCAAAGAAGCTGAATGCCTGGATGGCAGCGGCGATGTAATCGTTCTTCCAGTCGAACTGCTGAAGGTAATCCCCAATCTTCGCCGTATCGCCCTGGATATCCAACTCCATGGCGTTGATGTCAGGGCCTTCCAGGATCTTGAACTTGTCATCGTCCGACAGGCCGTTGCGGTTCTGCTTCACCACCGCCATCAGGGTGCGGAACGAGAACTTGATGCGGCCCATCATGACCGTGGCTAGGTAGTTCATGGCGCGCTGATAGCCCAGGCCAGATTCCAGCGGAGATACCGGCCAGATCGACTCAGGGTTCGGATAGAAGTCCAAGACGCTACACGGCCAAGAATCCATCTTGGGGTGGAAGAACGGAATCTCCCAGTCCATGTCAGCGATGACTCGGCCATCGTCAGTGATCAGGTACTTGCGCGGCGATTCCTCAAGCTCAAGCGCAGCTTCCGCCATGGTCTTGTCGTCAGTCGGCAGGCCAGTGCCCTTGGCCATCGCGCGCAGCCAGTCCAAGCCGCCCTGATCATTGTGAATGCCGACGCGGGTGTAAATCTCGTAGTAGTGGATACAGTCCGCGTTCGTGTCGCGCTGCTCCCAGTCGTACTTGGCCTCAGCGTCAGATGCCCGCTTGGACGTACTGCGCGCTTCACGCACAATCTCGGCCGCGCCAGGGATGCCCTTCACTTCGTCCATCACTTCAAACTTGGGACGATACCGTTCCCGCCCGATCCATGCGACCTGATCCCACGTCTTGGCATTTGGATCAACGAGTAGATTCCGCACGCTGTCCCACTCAGTGCAGACCAAACCCTTGCGCGGGTGCATGCCAGTCCACGCCACGCCACGGCCATAGATCACTGCGTCGGTGCCGACCTGGCGGGAATGGGTCGAAAGGTCAGTCTTCTTGACCGTGTAATTGACATAGGCGCTGCGACGCTCAGAGCGAGCCATTGACTCGGGGGTAGACCACGCACGCGGAGCCGCAAGCCGATTCGGATTCGGCGGCATCAGCATCGGGACCATGATCTGAATCGCTTCCGTCGTCTTGGCGACCTTCGCCTTGAACGACGCATTCGACATGTTCTGGTACTCGAAATTGTAGTCGGTCGAATAGCCGTAACGCCAGACTTCCTTGCCGGACTCGTCAAAGCGTTTCTTCGCCCGCTTGGCAGCCTTCACCCGCTTCAGCAGGATCTTGCCAGCCAGGTCGTTGGCCTCCTTGGATCCGGTCACTTAGGCCGGTCCAGTCAGATAGAAGACCACGACGGCGGTAAACGATCCGCCAGCGGCAGCCTTGAGGAAGGTAAAGCGATGGTCAGCCATAGCCGGCTCGTAGTAGTCGGCACCGGCAAGAACGAACTGCCGGAGAGACCCGGCTGAGTCGCCGGCAATCATCGCCGCACGGCTGGCACCGGCCGTGTCAAGGCCGAGCACCTTCACGCCGATGACGCGGTCAAGCACCGCAGCGGCTAGGCCCGACAGGGAGGCAAGCGTATCTGCCGCTGATGCGTTGGCTGGGATGGTCAGGGAAACGCGCAGGACAACGGTCGCTGAGACGGCTTGCTCACGGTTCAGGGTCATATTAGAGTTCTTTCTGTGTGATGGCGACGGCCCCGCCCAGGTCGGCCGTCAGCTTGGCGCGAAGGTCTGAGTTGAACTTTGCCAGCGTGCGCGCGTCGCCTTCGGGCTGCGAGAGTACGGGAACGGCGTCGCCGTCCTCGTAACAGATCCACTCGCCAACGATGCCGTCGAAGATGCGGGCCACGCACTCGGGGAACTCGCCGGCAATAGCGCCGGTGGTGTCGATGGATTTAATGCGGCGTATCATGGGTTTCGGATCCAGGCGGAGAAGCCCTCAAGGGTCATGGTGTTTGCGATGTTCGATAGCTGAGCCGTCAGTAGAATTGTAACGTCAGCGTCTAAGTTTGCCGTGGTGATAATCACACCGCCGCCAGCTGTTCCGAATCCAACATCGAAACCAGCAGGCGGATGTACCTGGGAAGTCCTGGTCCTGGCCCGCGAGATATTCAGGCGCGAGGATGTGATGGCCGTACTGGTCAGCGAGGCAATATCTACGCCGCCGAACTTGAGCCGTCGCGTTACGCTGGCAGCCGCCGCGCTGGTTGTCCATAAATCCGCGATCATTAACTGGCCATTGTTCGCCAGCGCACCGGCCGGTAGCGTGATGGTCGCGAGCGTGGTTTCGACCAGCGTGCCGGTGACGCTGGCGGCGACGTTGCTGCCGGCGAGAAGGCGGTTCGGTGCCGGTTGCGGCGTCCAGATTCCGAGCATTAATTAAATCTTTCCACGATGTTTGGCGATAGTTGAGAAAGTCTTATTAGCAGCCTGACGCTTAGCCGCCTTGGCCTTCACCTGAAGGACATCGCTATCCGTTTCAGCGCGCTCCATGTCCTCGCCGTAAGAAGCGGCGTCCTTCACGGCAGCACCGAGGGTGCGGATGGTTTTGATAGCCCCGACGCCAGTGGTCCCGAAAGCGAGCCCGGCAACGATCTGAAGCAGCAGCGTCCAGTTGAATGACGGTGCATGTTGATAGTCCTCGGCCTTGGGCTGCGGCAGAGTCGGATTGTGGACGGTGGACCCGTCAGCCTGCGGGACTGAGACGCCAGTTGACGCAGTCAGTAGGGGCTTGTCGTTCGACTCGTTACGGACTGGGATGGCGCAGCCGACGATGAGTAACAGGAAGAATATCAGGAGCCAGAATAGGAACTCTTTCACTTGATCACCTGGGCCAGAAGTGCGCCGATCACGGTTAGGCCAACCACTCCGCTGATGCCCATCAGAATACGATCGTGCAATTCCAGCTTTACCTCAATGAGGGAAACGCGCTTATCGACGCTGGCAGATTGGATCAAAAGACGATCGAGCTTTTGGTCGATACTGTCGAGGCGCTCATCAAGCTGGATGGTGCCGCGCGATTCACGGCGAATCAGGGAGGTGGTGTCGTCATGGGGGCGATCGTAGGGCATGGGCTAGACCTTCACTGGTTCAACTTGGTACGTCGCCATCCACTGCTTGACGGCAACTACGTCGGCGGCGATTTCAGCTACGGCCTCTTCGCTCTGGCTACGGTCAGCGGCGACTTGGGCGAGGCCCATGCGGATGAGGGCGAGAGCGTTATTGAGCTGCTTGGGGGTGGGGGTCATGCGATCCCTTAGACGACGCAGAGGACGCGATAGGTGGTGCCGGCCGCGTCTTTGATGGTCAAGGTGTGGGTAGCGGTTGGGGTCGCGGCTACGGCGGTATTGCCAAGCGTGAGCGCCTGCGCGCTGGCCACGGTGATGCCGCCCGATGCGGTCACTGCGCCGGTTACGGCCAGCGTGCTCGCCAGCGTGACCGCTCCGGATGACGTTATTGTCAGCGGGGTTGTATCGAGAGTTCCGGCATTGCTCGTGCGCAGACGGAACTCGCCGCCGATGCCAGTAACGTCGATGTATGAAATCGACGCCGGCCGGTGCAGTTGAATGTTAGCCGGCAAAATATCGGTGATGAGCGTGCCATCGGTCACGCGCACCGTTCCCGTGAAATTGCCCAGCACCGACCGCACATCCGACCATTGCAGCGCCGCAGTGCCGAGGGTGCGCGCGTTGTCGGTGGTGGGGGCGAGTTGGCCGGCAACGGAGACGGCGCCAGCGATGGCAACGGTGCCGGCAGAGTTGATCCGCAGCCGCTCCACCATCGCGTCCGCGTTATTGCGAGACAGGATATAAAAGTCTGAAGTCTGCGTACCAACGCTTCCATTGGTCCACGAGGCGGTGCCCGCGCAACCCAAGGCAAATGTCGGCTTGACGACCCCGGTGGATGTCGCTTGCCAACCAACGAACCCCGAATCGTAGCCGCCAGACTGCGTATTGACCGACCCGGCCCATCCACTCAGCGCGGTTGACGCCGATGTCGGGTCAGTGCCTCCGCTGAATGCTGCGCCGGACCAGAAGGCTAAGTTTGCATTCCGAGCCGCGACCGAACTTGCCGACGCGTGTCCATTCACTTGCAACCGCGTCGTGCCGTCGTCGGTCGGGGCGCCGAGGAGGGTTCTGCCGGCTCGCAGCCTTACCGTCTCAGTGTAGACAGAGGCGTCCGATGATGCCTGGATGATATCTAGACTTCCGGCTGTTCCGACGGCCGGGCCGAATGTGATAAGCCGAGAAGTGTTGAGATCGAGTTGATCAAGTGTTACTTTCGATGCGCCGGTAGAAACAAGAGATCCAACAGATTCCATGCTCCGCGTCGTCCGAATAAGGCCGCTCGCCGTCAGCGCCCCCACGCCCGTGACGTTATTGCTTATGTCAACAAGGACGCCCGAGTTCTGCGTATTACCCGTAGTCCCGCTAAACTTTACGACAGCGTTGTCGGTGCTGACCGTGGCGAGGCCGATAAGTGACTTAGTCAGGCCAGGTTCTAACACCTCTGTATGTTAGTGTGCAGTTGATAACATGCAACCGTCAGCCAATGCGCAGGAATCCCGTGCCGATGGCGTTGCGGGTGGCAGGGTGGATTTCACGCATGCGCTGGGCGGAACGGCGTAGGCGGGACTCGTGTTCGCGCTGCTCAGGCGTTATGGTGGACGGCAGCACCGCTTCCGGCTTAGACTGGCGAGACTGGGCTGCGCGCTTCACATAGCGGGGGTTCTTAGTTACTAAGTACCGAAGAGTATCCGGCCCCTCATCGTTCCGCTTAATGACGCCATTGGCCCCGGTGTACGCCGTCTCTGGCCGACCGCGATAGTTCTGAAGCTGTGTGATCAGGAGCTTGCAGCGGGGATTGATGACGATGCGCGGGATAGCGGTCGGATCATCAGGGATGGGGTCGAACCATTCCTGGACCTGGGCCAAGGTGCTGCGATGGCTATTGGATCCATGGAGGATGCCGCCCCGTGCGATGATCCCGAACTTCTCCATGGTCTGGTAGACAAGGGATTCGATCGAACAGCCCAGGAAGGGGTCGGTCTTGTTGATGCCGTTCGGATCGGACACCAACGCTTCCAGCACCCGCCCGCCGCACCAGTCCGCGACGATCTTCAGATTGTTGGTGAAGGTCTGGCCGTCCGTCTGGAAGTAATCAACCAGCTTAAGCTGATCCGGCTCCTGTGACGTGATCGCGGCGAACAGCATACCGAATGGGTGGCTAGATCCGCCAGCGCCGCCAGGGTCGATCGACACCCACAGGTTGTCCTCGGGCTGCGGTTCGTAGTCCACCTTGAGGATGTGACGCTCTTGGCTGAACTGCTTGCCAAAGATCAGCTCCGTGTCGCCGGCCGAGGTCGTGCCATAGATGCGGATGCTGGCAGCTTTGTCCGACATGCCCTTGGCCATCTGGTCGCGCACGGCCATGGAGAAGGCGGGGTTTTCGCTAGGGTCGATGGCGAAGTACTGAGAGACGCCGTCCACGTTCTCTTTGCAGCGGCGGCGGTACTCAAAGAACTCATCATTGACCAAGGTCGGGGTAGCGGACCACAAGATCCAGCCAGCGCCCGGCTTGCTGCCATCAGCAGCGGCAGTGCGGGCAGTGCCAAGGCGAGGCGGCAACTCATCGCCCAGGTCGGAATTGCCAACGGCCTCGTCACGAATGATGGCGTCAAACTGGAAGCCCTGGACTCGCTTCCATGACTGGGTATCGCCCGAGATCATGAAGTAAATCTTGGAGCCGTTGCACAGCTCAATCAGGCCGGGCGCTCTGCCGCCACTGAATGGCACTTCATTGATGCGCGATATCTCCCGCTTAGGGATGATCGGCATAGCCCCGACCTTGCCCGGCAGTTGGCAGCCTACGATGAGCCTCTGACGCCATAGACCGGCAAGCTGGTTGCGAGACGGCGCGATAACCAGGATACTGACCGGGCCGAAGTTAGGGCGGGTCGGGTGACGGCCACGGGCATACATGCCACACTCAAAGACGGCGTGGTTAGTCTTACCGGATTGGTTTGGGCCTTCAATAACCCGGTTCAGAGCCAATGAGGCGAGGCATGCCGCCTGGGTCTTGGTCGGGACGTAGAAGTTCAGCGGGTCCGTGGCAAACCGCTTCTTGAGGATCGCCGCCTTCTGCTCAGGCGTCAGCTTCGCGGGCATTACTCTTCCAGGTCCGCGTCAGTCAGGTCATCCTCGGTATTGCCCTTCCGATCCTCATGCATCTTCCACTTCTGCGCCAGGTCAGCCAGCTTCGTGCTCATCGTGGTCAGCGTCGCCAAGTGCGTGCCCTCATCCTTGCGCATCGCCGCCAGTTGCAGATTGATCGCCTCTAGCTCCTTGGTGCGCAATGTTTCGTATTTCGCCAAGGTCGTGAAGGCAGCGCATCGATCCTCGGGATCAAGGTCGGCCTGCTCGATCGATTCCCGCGCCAGGGTACAATCGTGTTCCATCGCCACGTACCGACGCTCACGCTCCAGGAGCATTTGGACATCTGGCGTATCCGACCATCCACGGGACGAACGCTTGCAGACGCGGCCCTCGGGATCATGAATATCGGAGAAGAGCTGGAGGTTATTCATGCGAGCCGCGATACGACGGCGGACACGGGCCTGGCGCCCAATGTCGCGGATCATGCGGCCGATGACGGCTTCGTTCTTGTCGGGGGCAGCGGGGAGACTGGTCACGGCAGTAAGTTAACACATGTGTGTGAAATGGCAATGGTCGATAGAAACGAAGAGCCCCGGCGACATGGCCGGGGTTTCGTCCGGTCTCTCCCGGAGTCACGCATCAGTGCTCATCTTAGTTTCTATGGCAGCTCCTATCGCGTTGCGTCCTCGTGCCGATGTTATGGGCGGCAACCCCACGGTTCGATGGATACGCCTGAAGTTGGGATTCCCAAGGTGCGGCAGTCGGCAAGAAAGCCGGCCCATGCCTCGTCCAGGGATGAGGCGGTCATCGAAGTGATCCAGTGGCCAATGGGCGCGGATCGGTAAGCGGCGTAGCCCTTTGATGCGCCCGCAGTTTTGAGGGCATACCCGGCAGTCGCGCGGGCGAGGGCGGCAGTGAGGTCAGCGTCAAGGTCGGGCGGGTTAATCATCCGAAGATGGTCCTTTTAAGAAACTCAAAGTCATCCCGACTCGCCGGCTCGTCTGCCACAGCCTCGGCGCCCTCACGCTTGACCAGCTCCTTCTGGATCTGGCCATGAAGGTGGGCTAACTCGCGCTTGGCATCAAGGAGGGCGTTGTCGGAAAGAACGTCAAGCCTTGCCTCGGCAGAGACGGCAGCAATACGGGTTGCTAGGTCGGTCATGCCAGGAGTGCCTTTGCCTTGGTCAGGGCTAAGCGCAGGACTTCCAGACGTAGGGGGGCTAGGTTGGCGTCGTCAATGGCGCGGATAGCGGTGATCAGGTCAGCGAGGTCGGAACAATGGATGCCCGCCTCATTCATGAGTGCGTCGCCGGATCCAGTGTGGCGGGCCACGAAATTGTCAGTGCGGTACGGTTCAGCCCACCCAGATACCTTAATGGGATCATTAAGCAGCAGCGTGCTCCTGGGCGGATTAAAGGTGCCTGCCCCGTCAATCAGCTCTGAGGAAATAGAATCTTTGGGGAGCTTGCGGGGAGGCATGGGGGTGTTATACGGGTGTGTGATGGGAGGTCAAGGGCTTGTTGACCATTGCCATGCGGCGGGCCAGGTCGATCGAGCTGATCATCATGGCGGTGGCGGTTGGGCTGAAGCTGGCCAATCGTGCCTCTGCCTGCTTGTCCCGTGTCAGGAGCGCGTTGTTTATCGCGCTATACCACTGGACCCCGCGATCTACCGTGATAGAGGCTTTGGCAGCGATGGCCCATGTGTCAGCCTTATGTGCGGCCACGGCTGCGTACTGCGCGATTATCGTTGCTGCGATGGAAGTTGTATAGGCATTGTCCCATGCGCTGCCAAACGAATCGACACGCTTCGCGGAAAATGCCTCCTTAGCCGCGATAAGCATCGGCGCTACGTCATCCAACCGCTCCCAGGAATCTAGCGCAAGCGAGTTTCTAAGCCCGGCTGCGTGATCCACGAGGCCGGCAAGGTCAAGCCATGTCGGAATGGAGGTGCGGACTACCCAGTCGGCAGCGAGTAGCCCTCGGGCCTGGTCGTCAGCCGCATCCGTTCCGATAAGCAGGGGGACGATTGGGAGAAGTCCCTGCCGGATATCGTCGGGGGCAGAGTCGTTGGTGCGGCGGACGTAATGCCCCATCAAAGGTGACACGCATGCCGGATGGTCCCCCCACGGCTCGCCTGCCATCTGAGAGGCAAGCTCCATGGCGCAGCATCCTTTTTCAGGGCTGGCATGACGACCCATGGTTAGGACGGTCACTTAGGCCTCCTGGAGAGCGAGCATGGTGACCAGCATCGCCAACGCCCACCATGGGCTCCCAGTGATGATCAGCACCACGGCACAGATGGCGAGTACGCTTGAGAGGATTGCGGTGGCGATAGGCTTCACTTGGACACCAAAGTGTGAATAATCTCGACGACCACTGGTTTTGAGAATGTCGCCTCCAGGATCGAGCGGACGGCTACATCATATGCGGCGCGCGCCTCGTCGATAGTGTCGAAGCGATAGTTGTAATAGCCGGTCCCGTGAGTAGTCCACCCGTACCATGCACGGAACTGGATGGTGTAATGCTTTTTGCCCAGGCCGTTCTTACGCTCAAGGATACGGGCATTCACTTGGACACCACGTAGATCGCCAGGCTGATGGCGGTGGCGTGGGTCAGGATGGTGGCGGTGAGGAATAGGCGGTGGTGGAGGGGGGTCATTTGATCTTCCAGCGGAATTGGATGGTGCGGTTGTCGTCTAGGTAGAACTCGCCTGCGTTGGCTTTGACGGCTTCGCGGCGGACTAGGTCACTGCCGCTATTAGATCCGGCACAGAACATGCCGAGGGCAATGACCGAACCCATAAGGGCGAGCCCAATGCCAATCATGCACTCCGAGAGGCGGTCTTGCATGTCTTACTCCGGTAGGCCGAGGATTGCTCGGTTGTACTTTGAGGTGACGTGGACGTGCTCAATGTCGGCGCCGACGACGACGAGCTTGGATGCTCCGTCTGAGTAGTGCCAGGTCTGGATGGTCGGGTTAGGGCCGGGACGGAGGGCGCTGCGGGCAATCGTGGTCCAGGTGTCGCTGGGACGGGACTTGGTGATGCGGGTGAGGGTGGGCTTCACGGGGACTCCCTGAATGTAATGGACTGGATAGAGCTGAATGGGATCACCCAGAGATCGTTATCAATGGACATGATCGCCAGGGTGCCGGGCTTGGCGTAGCCCTGGATGGTAAGGCGGGTCGCGGTTAGCTGACGGCCTTCAGTGGAGGTGATGGTGCCGATGATGTGGCCAGCACCTTGGAAGGGGGGCTTCAGGTGGATGAAGACGCGGGCTCCCTCGCTTGGGCCTGGGGAGTCTGGTCCGGGTGGGATAAAGCCTGGTCCTGGGAGAACGGTCATGGGCTTGGTCTTATACGGGTGTGTTAGGTTGTAAAGGGGAAAGTGGGGCTGGGGGTTTTGAAAATGGTGGTG